TGAGTGCCGCTAGTATCCACGCTTGAGATAGACTTTTCGGACCCTCCTTTAGGAGTTTCTGCAGTTTTTCTATTTCTCTTTTTCTCATAGTTTGAAACCAGCGAAAGTATCTTTCTTAACATCTTGTTTAATTCCACCAACAACATAACTTTCAACTTCCGTTTCTTGAGGAGCAACTTGGAGACCTTTAGAGCTAATCCAATGCTCAGTCCAAGGTAGAGGATTATTTTTAGCAGGAATATCATAGACAGGTTTAAATCCGATTGCTTTCATACGACGATTGGCAATCCATTCAACATACTGCACAAGCAGTTTTGCATTCAAACCAATCATAGAACCATTCTTGAACAGATAATCTGCCCAGACCTTTTCTTCGTTTACTGCTTTATCAAATGTTTGATAAACCCATCCTTCTTCTTCAGCAGCGATTTTGAGCATGTCTGGATCATCGCCGTCACGCCATTTATTGATAATGTTTTGCGTAAGGACAAGATGCTGGTTTTCATCTCTGGCGATGAGAGAGATAATTTTAGCGGATCCCTCCATAAGTTTAAGTTCACCAAAAGCGAACGAACATGCGAACGAAACATAGAACCTAATGCCTTCTAGAATATTAACATTCATCACAGCACGATAAAGTTTTCTCTTGAGTTCATAAAGATCTCCTTTAGCAGTATCTACTCCCTCAAGAACATGTTGCCACCGATTACCACTATCATAAGTATGTGCGTTATTAATAAAATCATTATAAGATTCTGTGACACTTTCTGCACGAGAAAGAATCATATCATCATGCAGAATAGTATCAAATACTTCTGCTGGATCTGGATATACATTCTTAATAATATATGTATAAGAGCGGGAGTGAATCATCTCCATAAATCCCCAAACTTCCATACATGCTTCAAGTTCAGGCAGGGAACAATAAGGAATGAATGCCATACCAGGGGCACGACCCTGAACAGAATCAAGCATAATCTGATACTTTAAATTAGAAGTAAAAATATGCTTTTGTTCTGGACGAAGTTGTGCATAATCTGAACGATCTTTCTGAAGTGAGATCTCTTCAGGTCTCCAAAAGTATCCTAATTGAGACTGTGTAAGTTTATCAAATACAGGATACTTATAAGAATCATAGCGTTGAACTCCCAGCGGAGCACCAAAAAACATAGGTTGTTTCTTGGTGTCCACAAGACTCTTATTAAAAACTGTCATCCCCTGAATAGAACGATTGGTTCCTACCTTAAATTGTACAACTGTCACAAGATTCCTCCTCTGCGTTTAAAAGACTTTCTACTAAATTTTGAATTGATTGTTTTCTGATTTCTTCCTCCTTAATTTCATCAGTCTTGATGTCATAAGTGTTTTGATAATAACTTGTTTTCCAACCATACTTGTATGTTTTAAGAAAATCATTTGCCATCACACTCACTGGTACTTCATTATCTGGGTAGTTTTCTGGATTATAGGACCAGTTTCCACTGATCGCCTGGTCAAAAAACTTCTGCATAACAGCAACGATATTAATATAACCGTTGTTATCAAGCATATCCCAGAGAAGGGTATAGTTATGTTTAAGGGTTTGGTACTGGGGTACGATTTGCTTAAGGGGTCCTTTTTTAGATTTTTTAATGGACAGATGCCCTCTAGGCGGCTCAATTCCATTTGTGGCATTTGACACAACGGAACTGCTCTCTGATGGCATTTGAGCAGACAAGGTGGAGTGCCGTAAACCGCTGTCCATAATATCTCTGCGTAGTGTTTCCCAGTCATGACTGTATCCTGGATTAGAGATTTCGTCTACATCTTTTTTATATGTATCAATAGGGAGAATACCCTGTGCATACTTTGTGCGACCAAAATACTCGCAAGCACCTTTCTCTTTAGCAAGTTGATTAGATGCTTTCAGTAGATAATATTGAAATGATTCAGTGAGTTCATGAACTGCGTCCCATGCCTCTTGAGAGTCATAGTTAAATCCAAGTTTTGCCAAATAGTGTGCGAGTCCAATATAACCAATACCCAAAGATCTACGAGCTTTCGTAGATTTTTCAGCAGCAATAATAGGATAATGTTGATAATTAATCAATTCATCCAACGAACGAACACTTAAATCACAAAGAGTTTCAAACTCTTCATCTGATTTAACTTTACCTACATTGATTGCAGACAAAATACAAAGTGCAATCTCACCTTCAAGGTCATCAATATGGCGAAGAGGTTTTGTAGGAAGTGTAATCTCCTGACAGAGATTACTCATCCAAATTTTATCCTGGAAGGAAGAATGACTATTACAGTGGTCAATATTCATTATATAGATACGGCCAGTTTCAGCACGTTCTTTAAGAAGAACAAGAATGAGGTCTTGAGCACGGACAGTTTTTCTTGGAATAGAAGTATCTCGTTCGTAAACATGGTATAACTTGTCAAATCCATCAAGACCAAAAGCATCAGACAGGCCAGGAACATCGTGTGGACTGAAGAGAGAAATTTCTTGGTCGTTGATGAAACGTTCATAGAAGAGTTTAGAAATTTGAATACTGTAGTCTAACTTACGAACTCGGTTATCCTCTGTTCCTTTATTGTTTTTTAGTACTAGGATGTCCTCTATTTCCCTGTGCCAGATTGGGAAGTGGACTGTCGCGCTTCCGCCTCGTATGCCATTTTGCGTACAGCAACGGACAGTTGCTTCAAACTTTTTGAGAAACGGTATAACTCCAGTGTGAGCCACTTCACCCCCTCGTATTTTGCTGTTGAGAGCACGGATGCGACCTGCGTTGATGCCGATGCCCGCCCTTTGAGCAACATACTTACCAATAGCCATGTCGCTACTGAAGATGCTATCAAGGGTGTCGTCAGAATCAACCAGAACACAACTAGCGAATTGTCGCAGAGGCGTCCTAACTCCTGCGAGGATTGGAGTTGGCACGTTGATTTTGTGCTTGCTGATTGCGTCATAGTATTTTCTTACATAGTCCAGACGAGTTTGTTTAGGATACTCAGCAAAAATTGTCGCTGCCACCAACATGTAAGCATACTGGGGAGTTTCATACACAGATCCAACACTACGATCCTGAACGAGGTATTTATCTACAACTTGACGAAGACCAGCATATGTAAACAAATAATCACGGTGATGAACAATATAAGAATTTAATTTGTCCCACTCTTCATCAGTATATTTTGAAGATAATTCTTTATCATAAACATTTTTCATAATTCCATGATATAAATGATCTCCTAATTGAGGAAATCCATTATTCCAATCAGGACCAAATACTTGTTTATAAAGACCAAACAACAACAGTCGGGCTGCAACAAACTGATAATTAGGGTTCTCCAATGAAATCAAATCACTGGCAGAGCGAATAAGAATTTCTTGAATTTGATCAGTTGTAATGCCATCATAGAATTGAATACCAGATTGTATCTCTACTTGTGATGGAGAGACACCTGCGAGACCCCCACAGGCACATTCTACCATGTTATGAATCTTATCAAGGTTTAAAGGTTCAATTGATCCATCGCGCTTTACAACTTTAATTCCGTTACTCATACTTTCTTCCAGGCGGTAAATTTAACTTGTGCTTCTAATCCTTGGTAGACATTTGATTCTACCATATTTTGAACATCGTGTCCAGACATCACCATATCATTGATGTCCTTTTCTTTAATTATACTAGGCCAAATAACTACATGTTTACCTTGACTAATGAGTTTTTCATATTTGTCAACGATTTGTCTGTTTCGTGGTTCATTGTCCAATATATAAACAACATCATTGAAGTTGAAATCATCAAGGGTAACATCAGATCCGCACATTGCGATTGCGTTTGATATAAACAAGGAGTCAAATGGTCCTTCTGTGACATATACTGTTTGCGATGGGTCTAAATTATTGAGTCCAAATACTTTAGGGTATCCTTTATCCAGGATGGTAGTGATATAGCGTAACTTTGTATTCTGGTCCAGAGACCTACCCTGATAACCAAAGACTTTTCCTTCCTGTGTGATGAGTGGTATGACAATTCTTGATTCTTGGTGAGAATTATCCAAGCGAGCCCAAGCATTAAAATCCTCTGCGTAGTAGAAGTTTGAGAAAAATTTCTCTGGAATCTGGCGGTTGGTGAGGTATACTTTTGCTGGATGCTTATTATTTAGAATTGAAATTTTTTGAAGATCAGAGAAAATACTTTTGTTAAAATTTGGTGACTTAATTTTAAATTCTGGTTCTGGAGTGTTAGTTGCTTTACCAGTCAACCCCTCCTTATAACGTTCCATAATATACTCATCGTGAAGAAGAGTATCATTATCTTTAAGAAAATTAGTCAGTGTTCTGCCAACACCACAATTGTGACACTTGAAAAAATAATCATTACGCTTGCGATAAAAATACCCCCGTGTTTTGTTTCGGTTCTTTGCCGAATCACCGCAGTAGGGGCACCTGAATGTATATAAATCTTCTTTCTTTTTAGTAAACTTTACAAGTCGTGGAGAAATCAAATTAATGTATTTGCTGTCAATAAAACTCATCGTGTAGGAACTGCTTGACTACCTCCCATAGTAGCACCGCCGTTTCCAGTTGTCAAGATATTACCAAAGAATGTAGCTGAACCAATAACAACAGTAGCAGCAGTAGCGACGCCAATAGTTATCCAACGAAACTTTGAAAGTTCGTCAATTCTTTTTTCAAGTTTGTCTAATTTAGAATTAATAGCTTTAATTAATTCTAAAATTGCTGCGTCTGCTTTATCTACTTGTTCTAATCTATTTTCGTGGCGCTCTAGTATAAGGGCAACTGCTTGGTTACCCTCACTGATTTTATCTACTGCTCTCTCAAGTTTGTCAAGCATCTCCTTGGAGAGATCTTCATATATTTGAAACTTGGCTTCTAAAACTTCTATGTCTTTACCAATTCCAAACATATTTACCTCACATAGCAGTTGTATTGAACTGCATAATCTTGAGGAATGATTCTACATCCTTATTCATCAGGAAACGATACTGCTGCTGACGGTCATGGTCCAGTGCTTCAAATGTTGCAATCATACGCTTGGCAACATCTGAATTAATTTTCATACTACGTCCATCTTGAAACTGAACAAAACCTTCTTTATACTCAAAGGTAGCATCTTGAGCAATTCTCATAAGAGTTGCGAGTACTTCATGACCTCTTTGAATGGTGCCAATAGTTTCTTGCAGTTGAGAACCTTCTGGATCAAAACTATTGTTTTGCTTTTGAAGTTGAGTGGTTTTTTGAGCAGCCTTCTTTCTGAAATCAGAGAGACGTGCCTTCATAAGCGTATCCATTTCTTTGGTTTTACGCTGCATTTTACCTTTAGCTTCTTGAGCTTTGGACTGAACTTCTTTCTGTTTGTCCAATTTTTTTTGCTGAGCAATTTGCTTTTGTGCCCGTTCAGTTTCTGAGGGACCCTGATTTTTTTCGTCAGCTTCAATAAGATTTAATTCTTCGTTAGTCATTTTTTTCTTTGCTCTCTTTTCTCTATTTAAAAGAATGGTGTTTACGAACTTACGTCCATCTTTAGTTCTTCCATCATAAGATTTTTTCTTTTTAGAAGAAACAAATGGTTCTACAGCAGGTGGAATAGAAAGGTTGGCACCTGTTCCCACAGAATTTGTGGGAGCATCTTCCCACATCTTGCGACGAGCCTGTTGAAGAAGTTCTTTTAAGTTTTTCATATCCTATTTAGTTCTTCTAAACATTTTAGATCGGGATCAATATAATTGAGATATCCTTCAGGAAATCTATTGAGATAAATTAAAAAAGATTTGAGAACGGGCCAACATCTACTTTCAATCTTATAAAACAACAGAGGCACTGTAGCATCATTAAAAACATTGAAGAGGATTATCATATGATTTAAAATCAAATGATGTTTAAGTATATCGTCTTTCAGATATTTTCTGATTAATTTTTTAACATACTTAAATCTTTTTAGGTCCTCTTCAAATTCTTCTCGTGTGGTGCATTGAGGATTGTTGTAATGTTTAATAGCGAAGAAAACATAATTATCTTCATTCAGTTCATCAAATCTCATTTAATTATTATGTAATAGCGATTGTCTTAACTGTTCCTGTACCGCCAGCACCCTGAACATCTCCAGCAACAAATGCCTTATCAGATGCAGTTGTTGTACCAATATCAACGATAGTACCAGTGATTGTTTGAGCAGCGATTGACAAAGTTTGAGTTGTATTAGGAACAGTGAATGTAAATGCTACTTGTTGAACTCCTGTTTGAGCAGCAGCAGTTGCTGTAATTGCACCACCAACTGAACCAGTAACTACAAGAGTTGCACCAGCCGTAACTGTAACTTCTTCGTTGTAATTAACAATTACTGTACCAGTTGCAAGTTTTGCATATGTACTTGCAGCAAAGTAAACGCCAGCAATAGTAGCATTACCCAGAAGGTCAGTAGCACCAGCACCACCAAGTCCTCCAACAGCAACAAGAACTTCTTCAAGACCATTTGCATGTTTAATCACCCATCCACGCTCATCAGCAAAACATGTATTAAGATCGTTGGCTGGGTTGTCATTTTCTCTCAACCACTTAGGTCTAGATTCATCTGCTGTGCTTTTTCCCCATAGAGGCATGTTAATTCTCCTAATTAGTCGTTTCTTTTTATATTTATAAAAAAGGGGGACAATGAAATCCCCCATGATATCTAGTTTTAGATATTACTCAGGGAGTAATATCTTTTGCTCCTCTCTTTTTTAGTTGCCCCTGAACTTGAAGAAGAACTAAAGAAAGAATACCGTTTGATTTTACTTTGGGGTTTGCTCCAAGTGCTTCAGACAGAGCAAAAAGGACTGTTGCAATCAAAGCTTGATTAGCAAATGCCCATGCAATTACAGCAGACATAATAACCTCTAGTATAGGATGTTTCTATTTAGTCTTAGAATATCCTTTTTTAATATACTTAACCATACGCTCATACTTAGCGCCTGGAGGTGCAGATTCTTTCTTGGTTGTTTTACCACCGTCACAACCACAACCCTCATTGACAGGAGGACATGCATCATCACCATGTTCTGGACACTGCTCACCTTCACTAGTATGATTACACTTTTCAACTAAATTCATTTCTTCTCTCCAGTTAGAGAAATTTTCTTTTTTAGTTGCGATTGCTTTTGTTATAGCAGCACGGCGCTTCTTCAAATACTTATCAGATTTATCGGAATCGCCATCGTTATCTACATCAGAATCTTCTTTGCCTACGGGGTCAAGTGCTTCTTTTTTTGCTGTTCTAGCTGCTTTTTTAAAAGCATCTTTTGCTGGATAATCTTCGTGTCCTGGTTTGGCAGGTGCTTCACCACGAGCTCTCTTTGCATGAATGTTTGCATAAAGACCTTTCTTTGCTTCATCTAAATCTTCTTCTTCTTCTTTTACACAGTTAGGAACTTCACGACCATTCTTCGTTTTAGTTCCCTTTGCCTTATAACCATCCCAGCAAGTAGAAGCACCAACATTTTTACGTGCTTGTGCAAGACCTTCAAATATATCATCTGAAGATAAATTATCAACGACAGTATTCATTAATGAACTATTATAATTTTCAGCGATTTCTTGTTTGTTATCAACTTCACCAAAACACTCTTTGCCGCCCATTCCAGCAGCAGAACGTTCAATTAAAAATTTAGAAAAACTATCGTTAAACATTTCCTTACAGGTACTTTTCTTTTTATTTATCATAGTAGTATGTTTAGGAGTGTTTAATTTACTATACTTTTCAATCTTTTGGCCAGGAGTTAAGCACTGAAGATACTCACGAGTTTCGTCGGTCCCTAATTCATGAACTTCATGGAGGTCTGAAATCCAACTCCTAAATGTTTTTTTGTTTTCATCTAAACAGATAACATAGTTTGGACCACGACGAATAATGACTCCTATTCTATCATTATTGTCTCTTACTTTCATTCCTTCTGGAAACACTTCACCGTTATAATACTTCTCACGAATATAAACCTTCGTGGTGTACTCTGAAAATTTATACATTAATACGATTGTTAAGAGTATATTATATTTATTTAAAGTTTGTGGGTAATCTGTTAGCGATCTCTTTCATAAGTTTTTTACAATCACTATCATTTAACGCTGTGGGAATGCCTGGACGAAATGTTGTAAAGTCACCAGCAAATGCTGCTCTTCTCATTTTAGTTCCAGAGATTGCAAATGTATCTCCATCAGCATCACGGTCACCAGATGAGATTACATCAAGTTCATTAAACACAAAGTCTTTACCATTATACTTTTTAATCCACTGCATCGCCTGAACTCTATCAGAACCTACTACAAAGTATGCATTATCATATCCCAGTGACTGCAATTCCTGAAGGATGGTCACAGGGTCTTTAGCAGTAGCACTACTGAATATTTTACCACGATGGTCTGGAAGTGATTTAGTCATATAGGTCAACTTCACATCAGGAGGTAAAGGATTATTACCTTTAGAATCTACAGACTGACTGATGTAAATACGATAATCATTACTGCCAGCAATTCTCTTCAGATTTGAGAAATTTTCAGCGTGACCTGTAGTGCAGGGTTGGAATCTGCCAAATGTAAAGTAACAACTTTTGTATTCTATGAGACTCATTTCTTCCAGTTCTTTTCTATTGTGAAATTATTTTTGCTAAACTCAATACGATTAACTAATTTCACCATATCTCCATCTTGATGAAGAACATAACCTTCAGGAGTAGTAACTTTATAACCACCATCAATCTCAACGAAAGTTCTAAACTGTTCTAAACTATCTAACTTTTGAATAATGAATAGTTTTGCTTCCTGAATAGTTTTGTACAAAGCAACAAATGCTTTAAATTGTCGTTCATGATCTTCTAAGTATTTAATACCGCTATAAAACAAATCTCTTTTCTTTGTTTGGGCGGCGGCAGTTTTAACAGAGTTAATTTCCTTATCCATCTTTTCTTTATAGAACATAGCAAAAGATTTTAAAGTAGCATCAACATTAGTAATTGTTCTCGCTGCTTTAATCTCTGCATTAAAGAATGGTTTTAAATAAGACCCCACAAAAAACTTCGCATCACCAGTGGTGCCAGAGTTTTCCACAAGGTAATCGTGAAACTCTGCAGAAATTTCACACATTCTGTTTATTTGCTGGATGTATCTGTTGAATCTTTGTTCTTCCGTTTGCGAGAAAGATACTTGCTGAACTTCCGTATCATTAGAGATAACGGCAACATCATCAACAGAATTAAATCTCGTAATATCAACACGAGGTCGTGCAGACATATCTGCAAGATCAGGACCACCAGTATAATGAGTATGAAACACCACTCCAATTTTAGCTCTATTGACTTTTTTACCAATAGGATGATCAGTTGGGATACCATATGTAATCGTGTTAGGTCTGAATACTATTATCTCTTCGCCATCTACTCTCTGCGTTTTCTTATCGTCGGTAAACAAAAGGTCTCCCTGTATCACACCAGTAATACCAAGTTTAGAAAAATAATTTAAACAATCTTTGAGTTTTTTATTTAACTCACCCTCGTACATATTATCAATATCACCGTCTGTATAACATATCTTTGGTTCTTTTTTGTTGAAAACTGATTTAGTTCCAACAAAAAATAAACTTGTTATAGGGTCTACACCACATACGACAGAAGGAGCGCCGTCCCATTTTGTTTGAAGAAATCCTCCTGTAGATTTCTTACCAATCATATTTTTCAACTCAGTAAGAAAACTAACAATAGCAAAACATCCTTCAGAACCATAGTTCAATACTTCGTCTTCAAGGTGTTCAAGATGTTTTAGTTTAACTATGTTTGCCATTAATTTGAAAAAATTAAAGTATAATTAACAGTTCCTTGTGTTGCAGATATAAGATCAGTAGCAGATTTACTGCCAATAATATGTATGTCTGCGTTTGTTATTTTTTTAACTGTAAAAAATATTTCACCTCTTCTAAATTTAGCAAGGTCTATATAAGCTTGAAATATTGTTCTGCCGATCAAAGTGTTTCTCATTATTTCTTTTGATTTTTCTTCGCTATTTAATTTATCCGCAATATATCTGGAAAATAGTGATGTCATTCCAGATCCACACTTCTTAAGTGATGCCAGAACAGATCGGGAACTTGCTGTTGGAAATTCGGAAGAGTTTAAAGATGACTGAACTTGAATTGCTTTTCTAATTACTTGTCCATAAACTGGATTATCTAAACACCCCGCCTTTAATTGTTTATATAAATCATCTGGATTTATGGTTGGATTTTTATTTCTTTCTGTTGATGTAGATGGTCCAACCGAAAATCCTAGAATTTTTTCCACACCATATCTATAAACATATCTCATAGCTTTTCCACCAGTAATTTTACCACCATCAATTGATTTGCATATTTGCATAAGATCTTTTAATGTTGGTGCATTATTTAATCTATTAGGATCTGGAGTTACATGTGGCATTACATTAGACCACAAAGAAGGGTCTGCACCTTTTTTACCTGCTTTAGATGATATTAATCTTCTTTCTCTACCACCATCAGAGTAAATAAATTGCAAATAAGAATCTACACCAGCAAATGATGGATCTGTAGGGACAGCAAAATATTCTAACTTTCCAGTGCTTGGTGTTTTTAATAATTGTGGTGAAGAAATAGTTGTATTATTTCCTAATAAAGCTTCATATCCTATGAGAAGTTCGCCAAGATAAATTGCCAACTGATTTTTTTCTTTATCTGATACACCAGCATTCCATATAAATTTAGAATTTCCTGTTATACTTCCAGCATCTTCATCTACATCATCATAAAAAAATTGAACTACTTGCTCTAGAATATAATCTGGAACCGATGGTTCATTTGTCAAACCATCAATTATTGACACAGCTAATTGTCTTGCTGAAGTAAATTTTTTACATGGAACATTTTCCTGTTCATTTAATGTAGGAACTACTATACTTTCTCCTCTATGAATTAATTTAGTAGATTCAATTTGAAAAGTTGCTTTTCCATCTTTTACTTTATCAATACAATTAATATGAATCCACCCTGTTCCTTCATTACCAGCATCTACAGATATAAGATTTTTGAAAGTTCCAGTATAATGATAGGTATCACTTTCAAAAACTGTAATGGGATGACCGTGTTCCAATAAAACTTTATTGAAAAGATTTCCTGAATTATTTTGAACTTGTAAATAACTTTTACCTCTAGTATTTGAACTATTTGCTTTTACAAAAGTTTCTACTTCTCTGTCCTTAAAATACTTTTCCCATTTCTTATCAGTTTGCTTGGACATAAAAAATCCCCCTTATAGGGGGTATTTATTAGATATCGTTTGCTACTCGGTTCTCGCTACGCTCAATACTAAATGCACCTTCAGGGTAACGAGCACTTAATTTCTCAAAGTTCATCTGGATAATCTCTTCCAAGGAAACATTAAGTGCCAGACAAGCTTGAGCAACATACCACATAATGTCACCAAGTTCACGCTTCAAATGAAACAAGTTTTCTTGGTTCACTGGTTTACCTTGGAAGACAATCTTCTTCACAATCTCAGTAAACTCTCCAGCTTCAGCAGACATTCCTACAGCAGCAGTAAGCAATCTCTCGGTAGGAAAATTTTCTCTCTGAAGTTCTGCAAGACGAGAAGAAAAATCAGGAAAGTTTTTACTGGGTAGAGAAGTAGTGGTGTCTACAAACTCAACATACTTATTAAGATCAATTGTCATAATTAAAATTTAAAATCAGTGAACTTTGCCATAGATTTACCTTGAGACTTGGCAATTTCCTCAAAGTCATAGTCCTGCCCAGAGTCAGCAATATCTGTTTGAGCAGTATCCTCTACATCATACAACCTCATCTTCGCTCTGTCAATACCCACTACAAATCTTTTATGCATCGTCGGATCGTTATAACGATTCTTCAATTGTTTTACCATGATTTGATTGAGGTTTTCTAATTCTTCAGTGCTAATAAGGGCAAACATGAGATCAGCAGTAGCAGGCAAACCAAAGGACTCTGAAGTATCAGTAAGATCAACATCAGTACTACCATAACCACTCCTAGTAGTTTGAGTAGCAGACATGATGGGCACGTTGAACTCCACAGCCAGTCCTCGTAATTCTTCGGCAATTGCTTTAACAAACGTATAAGAGTTGACAATTGTCCCCTTGTACCTAGAACTGCTGCAGATATTTAGATAGTCAATAAAGATAATATCAGGTTTAAAACTCTTCTTTAAAGATAAATCATTCAAGAGTGCTTTGAAATGTCCAGCATGAGCAGCTGCTGTAGGGTATTCTTTAATGATAAGTTTGCCGTTAGTTTTCTGTGCTAACCTCGTGACTTTAGATGAGAATATTTGTTCTGGGATCTCCTCAATATCTTTGATGTTGATATTGAGTAAGTTAGCATCAATACGTTCTGCGATCTTCTCTTCTGCCATCTCCAGAGTGATGTATAAAACATTCTTTCCGTAAAGAAGGGTGGTAGCAGCCATATGACACATAAACAAAGATTTGCCAACACCTGTTCCCGCAAGCGCAACATTAAGAGTTTTATTGGGTAACCCTCCTTTCGTAATTTTATTAAATAACGAAAGATCAAATGGTATCTTATTTTCGTTACGGTGATAATATTCGTAGCGCGTTTCATAGTCTTCTATGTAATCATGTCCAATGTGCTCATCAAAAGAAACGGCAAGTGCCTCTTGAAGAATTGAAGGAATAGCATCTTCAGTACGATTCTTATCTTTACCATCGGCAATCTTTACGCTCTCTAGGAGAGCAAGATAAACTGCACGTTGCTTACACCATTTTTCAGTGGTGTCAAGCATCCACTGCGAATCTACATCAGTATTGTTAATATCATCTAATTTTACTTGAAGTTCTTTATAAGAATCTTCATTTAAATCTTTGCGATTATCAACTTCAATTCGTAGAATTTCTTGAGTAGGTGGTTGACCATAAGAAACTACAAACTCATTAATAATATCAAACAGAACCTTATCTGAATAATGCGTGAAGTATTCCCCTTTTATATAGGGTATTACCTTACGCATGTAAGATTCACTGTTGACAAGGTTTTTTAAGATTGTACTTTCAATCGTTTCCATCAAGATCCATAGCAGAATTCTTTTTGGGCACATTCGTCAAGTGCTTGAAGAATATCTGGAGTAAAGAATTTTTCAGGATCCTTATAGATAACCGAAGGATATACACTGCCAGAATCAGTTTTAATGCGATTACCCACACGCTCAAAGACTCCGTGCTGTTCACCCAGTTCCAATAGTCCATAGTACTTATCAAGACCTCGTTCATCAAAATACAACCTCGTTTCTACATCAGAGTTTTCTTTAGTAAAGCGGGACTTCTGTGCCTTCACTTTAATAATATTACCAACCTGTTCAGTACCATCCTTCTCCTTCTTTTTAGAAAGAAACAGAATAGTAGAAGCAGAATACTTCAGACCAGCACCACCACCCATTTCTTTCGTAGGAACATAAGCACCCACAACTTCATAGGTATGATTTGTAACAATTAAAGGGATGCCCGCCTGACCCAATTTCAGAGAAAGAATCCTGAAGATAGATTTAATCACCTGAGCACGAGTCATGTCACGAGTTTCTTTGCCATCAGAAGCATCCTGAACCTCTTTCGTGGTAGAAAGCATTCCCAAAGAGTCTAGCACAAAAAGAAGAGGTGGGCGGTCTTCTTTCTTAAGTTTCATATACTCATCAACAACCTTAATAGATTGTGTACGAAACTCTTGAACTGTTGATACAGGCACAAGACCTACACGTTTGACATCAATATCACGAGACAGCATCATATCTTTTGAGATGGCAGATTCAGTCTCAAAGTAAATAGCCTGCGCTAACGGATTTGACTGTAAAAAGTTTTTGACGATTGATAGGGCAAAGAAAGTCTTTCCAGTGCCTGACTCCCCCGCGAGCGCAGTGATTTTGTTTGATGGGAAACCACCGAATATGCTACCGCTGATAAGAGCGTTGAGAATATAAGAACCAGTGTCCACGAAAGAAGAACAATCCCCTGCGGCGATTCCGTCATCAACGACTGACGCAAATTCATTATCTAACTCCTTAATAATTGTATTTAAAAAACTCATAATACCTCACGAAAAAAAACTACTTAAAGAACCTGTACGTTCGTGTTTCCAACCAATACATTCTAGCACAGATTTAAGAGGTTCTAAGAACGATTTCTCAAACTGTAGTGCGTGGTCAATATATTTGTCCAATCCAAATTCAGGGGGAAGCGTGTTGAAAAATGAAATAACATTCTCGCTGATTGGATTGGGTGTCTTTAAATAGATAAATTTGATTTTTTCTCCTTCTTGGATAAGAGGAAATCTATTAGTAACTTTATACTGCTTAATATAGTGATTATACAATAATGCACCTCTGACAGCAATAGGAGTACTCTTCTTATAAATTTGAGAATAACTCCTGTACTTCTCAAGACCATTACAACCTCGCGGGAATGCAATATCTAGGTAGTTTTGTCTCTTGGTGTCTGACCTAATCTGGTCAATAAAATCAATCATAGTGTCATTCGTGCCTTCAATCATAATCTTATATGCCTCCTCAAGTTTGTCCCTGAAGTAGGCGGGGGTTGAAGACCGTTGAGTTTCAAGACCCATAATTTTCATTTTAGGTTGTTTATACCGAACTCCCTCGCTGTCCCATACATTTAGAATGTATCGTTTCTTGGCAGTCCAGATGCCACGGTTCGCAATATTCTCACGCTTCATGAACATTTTCTGGTCAAACGCATTTACATACGTTGCCAGTTCTTTGTAACAACCTTCAATATAAGGCTCAAGTTCCACTTGACAGATCTTGTCAAGGAACCCCACAACTTTCTCATCAGACGGCGTTCCTCCCTTGAATACAGATTTAACCAGATCGCCCAGATTAAGATAAATGGAATCAGTATCAACAGCAATAACATAATCTTTATTCTCCGTTTTAAGTATCTTATTCAGGTATTCATTCATTTTATTTTCAATCCAGCGGATTGAGAGTTGTCCTGAAAGAGTAATTGCTTCAGCATTCTCTATTCGGAAATAGCGAAAATACTCATTACCAATCGCACCATAGGCAGAGTTTAATTGAATCTTACGTGCCATTTGAATGTTATTGTACTTGGCAATATCCTTGACTAGTTGAGGATTCTTGGTATTCTCATATTCTTGTTTAGCAGCAAGCATCTTCTTCTTATAAATGGTGCGATCTTTATAGATCTTTTCCATAAGTTTAGGAAGGAAACCCTGTTTCTCTGTAGTAAAGAATGTACCATTAGGACAGATTGTTTGACCGCAGAGGTCAGACAGGTCCAGTTCCTTATTCAAGAGTTTATCTACATTCACTGAATCGTGACGGTGTTCCAACAAAGTTTCTGGACTGATGTTGTACTGCATAATCAGGTGAGGATACAATGAGTTAAGGTCAAAGTTCACCACCCAATCATAGATACCAGGAATAGGTTCTTTTACATAAGCACCAGCATACTGCTGATCTTTTGTGCTTTCAGTCTTAAATGGGATGACAATATTTTCACGAGACAGGGCATCGTAAATAATACTGTCCCACACACGAACCTGATAGAATACATCCTCAAAATTTACTTTGGCATCGTATGCCATCGTAACAGCAAGTTCAATCAGTTTCATCTTATCTTCCAACATATCCACAAGTTCTACGTCATGGATGTTGTACTCAATAAATTTCTGCCAGTTGCTGCGGTAGAAGTCTTGAAAGTTTTCAAACTCACTGTGGTCAAGTTTCTGCTGACCAAGTTCCACATAAGCGATATGATCTAACCGATAACTCTCCTGATTAGTATAGGTAAACTTCTGATAGAGGTCATAGTAGTCTAATGTAGCGACTCCGTAGATATCATAGTAAAGTTTTTTCTGACCTTTCACATAAAGTTCTCGTTCCTTAACCATGTTCCAGCATGACAGTGAACGCATATGTTTTGTGGATAACACACGATCCATGCGACGACAGATAAATGGCATATCAAAGAACTTGACATTCCATCCAGTCACAATGTCAGGAGTTTTCTGCACCCAATACTCTAGGAACTTTCCGAGAAGTTCTCGTTCATTCTTACAGTAAACATAATGCACATCAGAGCGAGTGTTATTAAACTCACCACAACCCCAAGTAATGATTTGCTTGCTGTTAAAATCTTTTACTGTGATGCAGAGAATTTCTTCGGATGCTTCTTCTACACTAGGAAAACCATTCTCTGATGTAGTCTCAATGTCCAGAGACATAATATTGAGTTGAGCAAAATCATAATCAACATCACCAGGATATTTGTCAAGAATATACTGATAGAGATACTTAGTATTACCATAGATAGTAAAATTATCTACAGTCTCATAGGTCTGCACAAACTCTTTTGCTTCCTTGATGCTACTAAACTTTACTGGTTCTACATAAGAACCTTCAAGAGTTTTATGCTTGGTTTTCTTTTTGGACGGAACAAACAGGGTAGGGCAAAACCCCTCTCTGTGTTCTACTCGCTCACCACCACTGAATCCACGATACAGAACGGTATCGTTGATAATGGCAACATTAGTATAAAAATTCATCAACCAACTACATCACGGTAAAATTTTAGCAGATCCTCACGAGGTTCTACAATAGTCAGAATATCAGAAGATCTGATGGGAATTTGTTTTTGATAAGAATAATCAATAAAATTATCAAGCGTTAGAAATACTCTTGCACTTTCTCTACAAGTAAACTCAACTCCAAACTCTAAAGAATTATCAGGAATTTCTTCATCATCTTTATAAAGATAATTGCGTACAATTTCTTTAGGATTGACTAATACACAATCAGCATCTTCACCCTCTCGTTCTTCAATCTCCGAGATCAGTGTCTGATGAGTCTTCAATAAAATCACCTTTACCATCTTCTTGCACTCCTACATTTTTAACGTAACTATCTAGTATATCATCCTTGGGTTCGCATGAGGTAACTACCCAATCATATGGAACAAAATAAGTTTCATCTTTAGATGTAATTAACCATGGTTCAAAGTTAATTAGATTTTGTTGTGTTTCTTCATTCAAAAGTTGTTGTTGTGAAATAGTTAACCTTACTGGTCTGATAAAAACTAGACTCATTTGTTTATCAGTTTCTTTATCAATAATTTCACGTACATCAGCAATAATTTCTTCCCCCGACTTCAACAGGACAAGTTGAACAGACATAATTTTCGTATAAACTACACCCCATTATAACATGAGATTAGTTTAATGACAAGCTGGCAACCTTAAGATTTCTTAAATGGGTTGAAAGTTTATCTAGATATCCTCTGTTACGGAGTTCTTTAAACACGAGGTTTTCTACAGCAAACTCACCACCTCTCTGAATAGATGATGCTCTCATGTTACGAAGTTTCTCTTTCAGTTTCTCAAATGCATCACGATCATCTGCTTTATTACCAATCAGGAAATCAATTTTCTCCATGTACTGCTGCACTTTTCTAGTAATGCAGGGATCTGAAAGATTTACTTCCTGATACACTGGACGACGAATCCAGAAACTATTTGTCAGCGAAAATACTCCTTGTCCTGATGGTACAGGATCTCTTCTATCTTGGGCATAGAGTTCAACATCATGTCCATAGATTTTAATATCGTGCGTGAGAGACCAAAGTTGTTTCTTGTCTCTAAGGTAATCATCAATAAGATCAGGACAATCGGCAATATCTTCCTTACTGACGAGAAGATGAAGATCAAGATCAGAATACTTAGTATAGTTGTAATTGGCATTTCCACCAACAAGGATTACATCAATAATAGCATAATTTGGAATGTTAGCAAACTGCGCCCATTCTTCTGCAACACGCAGTAGTGCTTCTCTAACCTCTGGTTTGATTGCTTCCCCCACCCAGAACTTAGGATTTAAATTATTATTATAACGAAGAGTTAGTTTGAGGTCTCTATAAGTTTTCATTAATCTTAATCGCCTCCACGAGATGAACTGGACTTAGATGCACATACCTTTTGTCCAGTTGACTTATATGTTGTAGTTCTACCATAGCACTTTGCTTTTGGTTTTGGAGGATTAGCACCAAAATCTCCCTTCATTTCAGTAATATATTGCTTAAAGGTCTTCATCCTTTTTTATTTTTATTTATAAAAAAAGGGGGGACTCCTCTGATATTTGCCAGAGGATCCCCGCGCCGACGATATTCAATTCTATTTATTTAAACTCATATGTTTTTTTCTTCTGATGGTCTGGGATAACTCTCTTAAGTTTAACGACCAGCATACCATTATCAAATTGAACATCAGTTACTTCAACATCATCAGATAAAGTTCTGCTCCAGGTAAATGCCCTTTTTGCAATTCCTCTGTGCAGATACTCATCTTCATATTCTTCTTCTGCTTTTTTACATTCAACAAAAAGTTTATTCCATTCTGTAGAAACTGTAATATCATCTTTAGCATATCCAGCAAGTGCAAGTTCTAATCTAAAATCAATACTGGATTCTTTTACAAGATTATGTGGCGGATAGTTTGCTATATCCTCATGGACTGTGGCGAACCTACGAATCCACTCATCCATTCCAATTCCAAATCTTGATGCATCATTTAAAAGCGCGTTAATATCGGCAATCTGATACTTAACCATTTGTATGACCTCCTAAAAGCGTCTGTAGTTTATGTCCCCCTAAAGGCGACACTATTATTTAACAACAAAGCATTAAAAAAGGGGTGTTACCCCCCGAACATCATTCTTCGGATGCCACTACTTTTTTCTTGCCGATGTTGTACTTTGCTTCCAAAGTCCACTCATCTTTTTCTTTATAAGCAATAACCTTGATTTGATTAAGAGGAGATACATCCTCAATTGCATCAGGTTTGGTTACACTAATCAGTTCCCAATCAACCAGAAGTTGAGTAATGCGATTGCGACGCTGAACATCATTCAACGTAAGGTTTGCTCGTTTGCCGTCAAGAGCAAACAGTTCCTTAAAATGAACGATATAATATCGTCCTTGCTTGTGTAAAATATGGCAGGATTGATAGAGTTTCTTTTCCTTCCGTGAAGCAACTCCAATACGAGTTAAGGTCTCACGAACTTTAAGAAAGTCATCAGGCTCACTTAAAGTAACTTCTATCATTTCATTTGGTGACCAGGATACTTCAATGTCAGTCGCTGTAGTCATTGTTTTCCACCTCTATACAATTTCAGTTTGATAAAATTTAGTTGATCGTCAGAAAGAATACTCAGAGCAGTCCTAGCTTTCTCATTACTATAACCATAATAAGATTTAACTACTTCTAAATCATTCAATTTTTCTTTCTTTAACCAGGGAGAAAATCTCCGTTTTGGTCTGACAATATTTAGCAAAAAAATATATTGTAATTCTGTAGATAAATGATGATTGATATTCATCTCATTTGCCATCATTACAGTATCAATAAAACCAGAGAGACAGCGATTAACAATATATGGAGGATACTCTTTCTTATTCTCCTCCGTCATAATATTTTCTTTTTCGTGGTTGATAGAATTCAACCAATGTTTGAGTTCAGTTTTCATGTTTTAATCGTTCGCACAGGACCCATTACACCTTTACCTGACGAAGTAAATTGGTAAATCTGAACCGTGCCATCAAATTGAGTAACAACAATGTTATCTCCCTGAATGACTGCCGAGGAAACATTAGTACCAAAGGTGGCAACGGGACCAGAAAGTGTGCGAAGTTGAGCGACACCGTTTTTAGCAACAACAAAATAAGATGTATTAGGCATGATAGTTAGTAATTAAAAGTTCAGTACGGTCTTTTTGTTCATTCATATAGTCACCAGTAGACCTCATTGTATAAGTCAAGTCCCAGGTTGATTGATAGTAATCTTTATACCACTCAACAAGTGTAGGATTACTGTTGTAAGTAATCATCCACTTATCTTTTACATTACCTTGATCTATGTAGGCATGAAACATCTCATGGTCAAATCCTTTATGAAGCTCTCCTTTCTTACCATACAAATTGTTTTTGATATCGTAAGGAGGGTCAAGAAACCAGAATGTTCCCACAGGAGCAGATGTCATCATCATCTCCCAGTAATTAAGATTAGTGATTTTCCAGTCTTTAATAATTTCACCATACCCAGGAAGTTTC